TGCTTCCTCGTCTTGCCACCGTGTACAGCCATGGCCTATGACTTTGGATCAATTTGATGATTTCCATAATTTACCAGAAAAGATAAGAGATCGAGAAGCCATGTTGCGAGGCGAATGGCCAGGTCATGGTTGCGAATACTGCCGTGACACCGAGAGGGCCGGAGGGTGGAGTGATCGCCAACATAACCTAGAAATTCCAGGACTAACTCCCCTTGAACTAGAAGGCGGAATGACAGTCACTCGCGTCACACCGCGCATCGTAGAAATATTCGCCAAGAATACCTGTAATCTTTCTTGCGTCTACTGTAACGCCAATCTCAGCAGCAGGATCGAACAGGAAAACATCAAATTTGGACAATTCTATCGCAACGGAGTTTGGCTCCCAGCCAAGATTGATAAAAACACACTCGACGACGAATATCTTGATCGATTTTATAACTGGTTGGAACAGAATGGCAGAGAGCTGAGACGATTGCATTTGTTGGGCGGAGAGACATTGATACAACATGATCTCATTGAGCGTGTGGTTGATATATTTGATCGAAACCCTAATACTGAGCTTGAGCTAGGTATTTTTTCCAATTTCAGTATACCAGAAAAGGCTTTCCAAAAGCACATCGGCAGCATCGAGCGTCTTTATCGCGAGGACAAAATACATAGGTTTGATTTTACAGCCAGTATCGATGCATGGGGTCCAGAAATTGAATATACTAGATCGGGTCTAGATCTAAAACTATTTGAAAAAAATTTTTCCTGGGCAGCAGAACAAGAATGGATAACTCTCAACGTCAATCAAACGGTGACTCCGTTGACCATGAGAACGATGCCGGATCTTATTGACAAAATCACTTTTTACAGCAATAATGACACTAGGCATATCGGCCATTATTTCCAGTATGCCACAGGACATAGTTATCTACATCCTGAAATTTTTGGCGGAGATTTCTGGCAGGATGATTGGCAAAGTATTTTTGCTGCCATGCCAGCAAATACCTTTGAACAACAAGAAGCTCGACAACGCATGGAAGGTATGAAGGCAAGATTAGATGCTACCGAGCCCGACCCTAATGAGATAGATAAGATGAAAATATACCTTGACGAGATTGACAGACGTCGCGGCACAAATTGGAGAAATCTATTTCCTTATTTGGATATATAAATGTGGTATAACAAGATAGTAGCAGATCTAGGCAACATACCAGACTTCATATCGTATTATGAAGGCGAACTTCAAACGGCCAAAAGCGATGCCAGAATCGGTGGCTTGGTAGAAAAGAATCTCAAGGAGATGCCGGGTATTACTGAACACCGTTTCAACCAACTACAAGAGATCGAAGCAGTGTTGGAATTTTTAAACATTCAGCTAAGGAAGATTCGCCGTCGGCATTTCCAGAAGTATCTTGAAAACTATGCTCGGGCTTTGACCAGCAGAGACGCAGAAAAGTATGTAGACGGTGAGGATGAAGTGATCGATTTTGAAACCATCATCAACGAAGTGGCCTTACTACGGAACAAGTGGTTGGGCATGATGAAAGGTCTCGAAAACAAACAGTGGATGTTGGGACACATCGTTCGTTTACGCACAGCCGGCATGGAAGATGTCACGGTATGACACTTGACTTCATTGAATGGGCACAAGCTCTTTTGGCAGAATGGAAGAATGTCAGAACCTGTCGCCCACGTACTGATCTAGAATCATCGGTGGACCTCGAGTGCTTGAGAGAAAACATTGATGAGTGGGCTACTTTATTGCGTAGGTATTCTTTTGACAAGGAATCCTCGAGAGATCTTGCCGAAACATGTTATCAATTTGAATCAAGACTAGAAAAATACAAAAAACGAGTAATCATAGAAACTTTACATCATGGAACCATTCACTAGTAGCCATAAAAGTCACGAACACAGCCTCTATGTACTAGAGCTGATTAAAGGTTACGACAGTTTTCTCGACAGCATAGAAACAGTCTGTGACATGGGCTGTGGCGCAGGCCTTGATGCCCTTTGGTGGGCTACTCTTGAGACTCGTGACGATCCCCCAGAATCCAGAAACTATCGTGTTTTTGCTGTGGATCGAGACACTTCAAAGCTAGACGAACGTGTTGCATCTACAAACAACATTGTTGTACTCGAAAAAGATTTTGAGGAAGCGGTGGCTCCTGCCAAGATTGATCTACTATGGAGCTACGACAGTTTCCAATATGCCATGAATCCTATTCGCACATTAGCAACATGGAATCAACAGATGAATGACAATGGAATGTTAGTGTTGTCTGTGCCTGAATACTCAGGTACTATCTATAATAGAATAGTAAATAGATCTTATAGTCATTGCTTTTTCAATTATAACATAGTCGGATTGGTTCACATGCTGGCTGTGTCGGGATTCGACTGCAACGATGCTTATTTTTATAGATCCAATGGTTGGATATATGCAGCGGTATATAAAACTCGAGCACCATTTGATCACAGGACTACCACTCTCTACGACTTAGCAGAAGAGGGTGTGCTGAATCACAGTGCAAAAACTTCGATCAATACCTATGGATATTTAAGGCAGGAAGATCTCATATATCCCTGGCTTGACAAAGACTTTTACCAATATCGATGATGAAAAAAATAGTATTGATAACCGGCGGATTCGATCCCATACATTCCGGACACCTCGCTTATATACAAGCGGCCAAAGCACTGGGGGACATCTTAGTGGTAGGTGTCAACTCCGACGCCTGGTTGGACCAAAAGAAAGGTCGTGCGTTCATGCCACTCCGCGAACGCACCGCCATATTACGGGCCATCGCTGGTGTAAATTACGTGATAGATTTCGATGACAGTGACGGAACTGCGAAAAACGCCATAAGGATGTGTCAACAGAGCTATCCACAGGATGAAATTATTTTCGCCAACGGAGGTGACCGCACTGCCGAAAACATTCCAGAAATGGATATAGTCAACGACAATATCAAGTTTGTGTTTGGGGTGGGTGGTAATGATAAAAAGAATTCTAGTTCTTGGATGTTAGAAGATTGGAAATCTCCAACAATACAGCGCCCATGGGGACATTATCGTGTAATATACGAAGTTCCGGGAACTCGAGTCAAGGAATTGACCATAGAACCTGGACAATCCATTAGCCTGCAACGACATCAACATCGTGCTGAATACTGGCACATCTCCGAAGGAGAAGTAGTAGTCGATGCAAGGATGCCAAATGGGTACGTGATCCCGCCGCGTGTTCTAAAAAAGCATCAGTCTCATTGTATGCCCCAAGGAGAATGGCACAGATTAATGAATCTGTCAGAAAGGCCCTGTAAGATCGTAGAGATACAATTTGGTGATCACTGCTTGGAAGATGATATAGAGCGCCGTGACCCATAAATACAAACATTATGCGTGACCTAATTAATTTATTATTAGAAAGTGTGGGCTTGGCAAATCGCAAGCCCGGAGATCTCTGGCAGAATGACCAAGGGGATGGAATAGTCTTTCAGTCACTGACATTTTACCCTGAATCTGGGGCATTTAACTCAGCACAGGAAATGGAATCGGCATTGTTGACGACCATGGCGGAGTTAAAAATTCCTCAGGAAGTATCGCTGCTTTGGACCAATCAATCTCGTGGTGCCTTGGCCTTTGCTGTTGCACATTTCAAAGATGCAAGCACTAAGAAAGATTATTACATAGGCAGATATTTCCGCTCGATTAGTCCTAATAGGACCGAAAACAATTTCCCCAATGATTTGCCTGGGGGATTCAAGCTACAAACTAAAACAGCCAAAAAAGAACGTGCTGGATATAAACCCACCGACGTACTGACAAAATTGGTGGATCTGACTCCCAACGAAATTGTTGAACAGATACAAGTTAAATTTGGTATCAACAGCGACGAAGCTCGTGCCATACAAATGTTTGTAGATGGAAATCCCAAAGATCCCATTCCCTTGGGAAACATGAACTACGAAGCGTTCACCAACTATTTTGCAGAGATGTTGCAGCCAATGGCCTTGGTATTAGGTAAACCGGTCAAAGGTAACGCACAAGAGGCGGAATCTAAATTTTTAGGCAATCAAGGATTTTCTTCCTGTACTATCTCGTTTGGCGGAAGCAAAATTGGTGGACTCACCGACTCAACACTGACGGCACCTGATGGTCGTAGCCTTGGTATCAGTACCAAGGCCAAAGCCGGTGCCAAGGCATCTGCCAAGAATCTCGATGACAAGGTCAAAGAGATGGCAAACAACGAGGATGGTCGCCGATTATTAGAAACATACAAAGAAGAAGTAGCGATATTGTCAATGATCGTCGATGGCGGTTATGTAGACGGCCCTCTCAATCTTGCAGTTAACTATCGCATAATCACACCCGAAGAAAAATCTCAAGTAAGATCTCTGCGTAAATTGGGTCCACAAGAAATAATCGGGCAAGGATTGCTGTCAAAGAAACTTGAAAAAATGTATATGGCTCGTAAAGCAGCAGATCCCAGTACAGTGATACCTTTCTATCACATGTTGGCAGCTATTGCTTATCCTGTGGCTGACTATATCAATGAAAACACCAACTTTGGTAAAGCGGCCTCAACAATATTAAATTTTGGTGCTTTCATGCAGGCCTATACCAATGCCACACGACAGGGTGACAGCATCGTGCTAAACGAATTCACCTATGATTACCCCAGCACAGCAGTTACCAATGTGTTGCTGAGCGCACACAAAACCTATTACTCCACTGGCAACAAGGGTAACTTTACATTTAAAATACTTAAAAACGACGCCACAGAAAGCGAAGCTGGACTAACTGATGACTCTGATGTTGAGCCCGACCCAGATTCTGAACCCGCACCAAATGTTGTCACAGGTAAGCGTGTTGATATCCGGCCACCATCGGCGCCAAGAATTAAAAGAAACCAAGATCTCGGTCGCGAACGTAGATGAAGGTCTCTGTCGATCAGCTGATCGAACTTGCCCGAGAAGTTGAAAACGAAGACCCTATAGATTGGGGCATGCTGGCTGTTAACGAAGATGAAGCCTATCGTTTGATAGCACTCAATCTCGTTGAAATTTTTGAAAATGTCGACAATCAAGATCTCGATACAGTTTTGATGTCAATGATCGTCAAACTTACTGTAGAAAATTTTGTATTAAATCTCAAGCTATTAGGAAAATATTGAAATGTTAAAAAATATAAAGGTAAATTTTGAGCTATCAAAATTTGCCGAAGCCGACCATCGTACCAATGAGGTCAGTTCCATTGGGACCAAGATCTATCGAGATGGCAGCAATTTTCCCTCTACTTATTGTTTGGAAAACACACGCATACATCAACTGTGGTGGGACGTAAAAGAATTTGATCTCGAGCGAATCAGTCAAGAGCTGGGATTTGACGTCAAGACCATATCCAGCATAGTAATTCCCCCGGGATCGGTGATCCCCACACACAACGACACCTTTCATAAATTGCGCACAGAATTTCCCAATGAAGTTGGACTTATGGTCCGGGCAGTAGTTTATGCTACTCCATTTGACATGGGACAAATGACGCAATATAACGTTGACGGTATTCTCTATGCCAGCGCCGGTTGGGAAATTGGCGAAGGAACAATCTGGGACGACCAAGTACCGCATGTCACAGTCAACGGCGGCATGAGAGATTTGTGTACAGTAAACTTTTCTGGTTTTATGCGTTAAGTTTTTTATCTACTATCAAAGGAATCATACATGTTAACCCCTACAAAAAATTACAAGATGTCTCGCGCAGTCAAAACTTTAGTGGCAGGACTTTGGAATCATCCCAACAGATCCGCTATTAAAAGGGCCTTCGTTGAAAGCGAATTGGCTGCGGCTATCCAGCCCCGACGAGAACGAAAATCCAGCGAAGACAACCAAGACTAAATCATGTCTGTTAATTTAATCGCGATCCGCGAGCATCAGAGTCGACTAGAGAATCATCCCTTGTTGACCACAGATGTCATGACGGATAAAACTCAGTTGGCCACTTTCATGGAGCACCATGTCTATTGTGTCTGGGATTTTATGAGCTTGGTCAAATGTCTGCAAAATTATATCGCTCCCAGCACAGTGCCTTGGATTCCCACACAACACACTCGCAATGGCGCTGCGAGATTGATCAATTCCATAATGGTGGCCGAAGAAAGCGATAGCTTTGATGGAAACTATGTCAGTCACTTTGATCTCTATCTTGAAGCCATGCAAGAAGTAGGCGCCAACCCTACCAGTGCTCTAGAGTTTGTCCGTCGCATACCCGATGTGGGATTGTTTGAAGCCATGAGTGTGGTGCCCGCAGCCAGCCGCGAATTCATGCAAAGCACTTTTGGATTTATTGGATCTGGAAAACCACATGTGGCTGCCGCTGCTTTTGCGTTTGGCAGAGAAACAGTGATTCCAGGCATGTACATGAACATGGTCCAACAGTTGGGCATCACCGAACAACAAGCGCCCAAGTTCTATGCATGGTTGCGCAGACACATTGAAGTCGACACCGACGACCACGGACCAGCATCTGTGGAACTGGTAGAAATCTTCTGCAACGGCGACCCAGTCAAGTATCAGGAAGCACAAGAGGCCGCACATAAATCCATTGATGATAAAATGGCATTTTGGGACTCAGTACGGCAAACCATACATGGACGCTAAAACGCAAGAAATCCTTGACATACTGCAAGAAGAGTGTGCCGAGGTCATTGTTGAAATCAGCAAGTGTCGCAGGTTCGGCCTAGATTCTCGGCATTACAAAACCCATATAGAGCACAAAGAAATGCTCGAGCAAGAAATAGGCGATGTATTGGCCATGGTAGATCTTCTCGCCGATCGCGGAATCATTGACAATAACATGATCAACAAGGCCAAGCAGAAAAAAATTGATAAACTAAAAATTTGGTCATCCATCTTCAAATGATTGTTGGTAACACTACTTTAAAAAATCTCCGACGTATAGTAACCGAAGATTACAAAAAGAAAAATATCCAGCTGCTGGTCAAAATGGAAAACGAAAACCCCAGTGGATCGGTCAAAGATCGCGCTGTTTTTGGAATGATAACCGCGGCAGAATTGCGCGGAGATTTAAAATCCGGAGACACGATATTAGAACCCACCAGTGGAAACACCGGTATCAGTATGGCTATGATGTGCAAAGAAAAAAATTATAAGTGTGTTCTGGTAATCTCCAGTTTTGTCAATGAGAACATAAAAAATATTTTATTATCCCATGGCGCCGATTTAGTAATAGTCGATGGCAATCAGGCCGCAGTAAGAGATCATGCGCACGATCTTTTTGTACAGGGTCGGGGAAAAATGTTAGATCAGTTTTCCAATGATGATAATTGGAAATATCATTATACAACCACCGGACCAGAGATCTGGAAAAATACCGATGGTCAAGTCACGCATTTTGTATCTTGTATGGGAACCATGGGAACCATCACAGGGGTAAGTAAATTTCTCAAAGAAATGAATCCCGAAATAAAAATCATTGGTATACGACCCGACGAAGAAAGCCAAGTGATTCCTGGCATAGCAAGATGGCAACCGGGGTACGAACCACTAGTGGGCAAAGAAGCCATGATAGATGACATCGTTGACATTTCTTTAAAAGATTCGAAGATATCAGCTAAAAAACTATATAAGATTGAAGGTATCAAGTCGGGATTTACGTCTGGTGCCAATGTATTGGCTTCTCTGGCGTTGGCACCTAAAAATAATTCCGTGATAGTCACGATGATTTGTGATCGCGAAGACAGATATCAAAATTTAGGAATATTTGACTGAACTGAATTATATACTCTAATCGTCCGGACGAAATATAGCGAACATTGTAGGTTCCCACCGGTCGGTATATCACAGATGAGCATCAATCATTTGCTGTTCCTATGAAGCTCATAGAAAAATACAATGAAAAAGCACTAAAAAATAGTTGATTTCTATTATAAATATCTGTACAATTCATGCAGTGCAATAAAAATCATTTGCTGATCCAAGATCGGCGATGTTGTCTTTACTTCAACAAAAAGGAAAAACCAATGAAAACAGTAGGCGAAAAAATTGAATCATTCGTAGTCACAGGTGTAAATCCTGGATCTGACAAGTTTTTTGATATCACAGAGCAGAGCTTCGCAGGCAAGTGGAAGGTCATAGTATTCTACCCCAAAGACTTCACTTTCGTGTGCCCCACAGAGATCGTGGCTTACGATCGACTGTTCTCGGACTTTGAGGATCGCGATGCTGTGTTGCTCACGGGTAGTACTGATAACGAGTTTTGCAAACTGGGTTGGCAAGCCGCACACGAAGATTTGAAGAAGATCCGTCATGTGCAGTTCGCCGACACCCAGCGTGGTGAACTGAGCCTTGTGAATCAACTGGGCGTGTTCTTTGCACCCGCAGGTGCCGCTCTTCGCGCCACATTCATTGTCGATCCAGACAATGTGATCCAGCATGTCACAGTGAACAACCTCAACGTGGGCCGCAGTGCTGAAGAGACCTTGCGTGTGCTGGATGCTCTCCAGACCGGTGAACTGTGCGAGTGCAATCGCCAGGTTGGTGCCGACACCCTGGAAACCAAGAAACTCAAGAAGGCAGCATAATGCAGTGGGTAGATCAGCTCAAAGAAGGCCTGCCTGACTACGCCAAAGATACTCGCTTGAACATCGATGCGGTGGTCAAGCGCAGTACCCTGGCCGCAGAGGAAGCCGAAGCAGTGGCTCTGGCAGCGGCTTTTGCCTCAGGCAATACTAAATTGTGGACTTGGATCCAAAGTCAGATCGCGGATCAAAAGGAAGCCGAAGCCGCTGTTACAGCCGCAAGCCTCATGGCCATGAACAATGTATGGTATCCCTATGTGGAAATGGTAGATGATGCCAATCTACAAGGACTACCTGCGCAACTCAGAATGAATGCCATCGCCACTCACGGTGGCACCACCAAGGCACGGTTTGAAGCCTATAGTCTGGCAGCATCGATCGTAGGCAAGTGCCACTTCTGTGTCAAGGCTCACTACGACACCTTGAAGGCGGAAGGCTACACTGTAGAGCAACTCAGAGATATCGGTCGCATCGCGGCCGTGATGACCGCAGTGAGCCGCGTGATGACCAGTTGATCCAAAAACCCTACCAAAAGTAGGGTTTTTGAAAAAAGCCGTTGACAAGATATAAATAAAATCATACAATAGATACTATGATGACTCAACATTTAGCACTCATATCAAAAACACATGCATGTCCGAGGCAGGACGGCCTAATACTATGGCCTTCTTTTGGATATACCTGTGCCATTGAGAATAGTGATCGTGGAGGGTCCGAGTAGATCGAGTTATAATCAGTTTAATCTACCGGGACCCTGGACTAAACACCCAGGGTTTTTTGTTTTATAGTGCAAGAGGAAACGAGGTCCCATCAGCACTTAAAAAATAAACGGGCGGAACCGAGGATGAACTCCGTGGCGATAACGCGGATGGTAAAATCCGGATTCAGTGGGTGCCGAGAAGCATTGGTGACTTCAGCAGACTGTAAATCTGTCGCCTTTGGCATACGGGGTTCGAATCCCTGGGCACCCACCATATTGAAATACATTGAAGATAAGCAGGAACAAGTCCGGAACTGGTCGCCTCGCATCAATGTATTTCAATATGGTCTCATAGTTTATTGGTTAGAATATTCCCCTGTCACGGGGATGGGGCGAGTTCGATTCTCGCTGAGACCGCCAAGTTTCATTGTCCAGTAGCTCAGTAGGTAGAGTAGGTGACTGTTAATCACCCTGTCGCTGGTTCGAGCCCAGCCTGGACAGCCAAACACAGTGAGATGGCCGAGTGGTCCAAGGCAACTGCCTGCAAAGCAGCACAACCGTGGGTTCAAATCCCACTCTCACTTCCAATCGCATTACGGCGTAGTTCCAATTGGCAGAACGACAGTCTCCAAAACTGTATGTTGGGGGTTCGAATCCCTCCGCCGTAGCCAGATTTAATTGATCTTGAGACCAATGCTCAAGATCATGCTGTAGCGTGGTTGATCACTGTGATTCCATCCATCGTGCCAGCTGTTGTGCATGTTGGCAGCGATCCAGCCTTGCCCATGACCAGTGGGTATTCTCGTCGGTAGATTTTTTTCTTGATCAGAGTAAAAAACCGTGCTTTGATTTTCGTCGTCTCTGTTGATGAAATAGATCATGCCTGCAGCAACTTGCAATCGGTTATCGAGGTGTAGTCCGGCTCCGAATCCCGGCAAATCTTTGAGGAACTGCCCTGAGCTTGAGGTAATACGAAACATGGTTTCAGGGTCAATGCTCCAGTATCCTGCAAAAGTGGGTTCGCTGTAGAGTTGATTGATCACGCTTCTACGGAACGAATCCGAGCATGCCCACCCTTGCAGATCTCGGAGTACAGGATCAGAGATTTTATCCCATTCAAGATAGTATCGGCTCACGAAGTCGGCCTGCCCGTAGGCACCTTGATCTGGAAACCAAGTTTCCTTTTCCAAAGATGCTATGATATCGGCATAGTTGATTTGGACATCAAGGTTGACAGAGTACACAAAATCGCGTAACTTAGTGAATTGTAGTAGCATTAGATATTTACCCAAGAATCTAGTTGCACTAAAGTACTAGGCACCGTTCGTCTATCGGTTAGGACACCCGCCTTTCACGCAGGTAAGAGGGGTTCGATTCCCCTACGGTGTACCATCATATTTTTCAAATTGGAGAGTTGGCTGAGCGGCCGAAGGCAGCGGGTTGCTAACCCGTCGTATTGGGTAACCAGTACCGTGGGTTCGAATCCCACATTCTCCGCCAAGGTTCAAATCCTTGTATCCCGACCAAGAATCAATGTTAAATACAGCAAGGAGACATTGTGAAAATTGACATCGATCAAGTGGTAGAATTTATAAAATCTCAACCTCCTGGTACTCGTGTCTATCTTGGTGCCGATTCAGAACGTTATAAATCTGCCAAAGTGTGGTGGGCTGAATACACAGTGGCCATAGTGGTACACATCGCTGGCCGTCATGGTTGCAAGATTTTTGGTGAAGTATCTAGAGAAAGAGACTACGATCAAAAAGTCGATCGTCCCAGCATGAGACTCATGAATGAAGTGTATCGTGTATCGGAAATGTTTCAGCGTCTTGCCCCGGCCCTAGAAGACCGTGAAGTAGAAGTACATCTCGACATCAATCCCGATGAAATGCACGGATCTAGTTGTGTAATTGGTCAGGCTATTGGTTACATACGTGGAACATGTAATGTGATACCCATGGTCAAGCCACGAGCGTTCGCGGCCAGTTATGCCGCAGATCGATTAAAAAGTATCACACGGATGGCAATATGAGTTGGTTGTTGGATCCACCCCCTGACAACAAGTTTTGGACCTGGAGAGCAGACATGTTTTCCAACGACGAGCTTGATAAAATTGTTGAGCTAGGATTATTGATTCCAACTGGTCCTGGTGAAGCAGTTGATGCGTCACCAGAGCATCGACTCAGTGATATTTCCTGGTTGAAGGCCGGTGATCCAGATTATTCTTGGATCTACAACACTTTGGCTTGGAACGTTAAAACAGTAAATGACAAATATTTTCATTATGACCTCACACACATCGAGGATTTGCAATTCACTCAATATTCCGGACAACAGCAAGGAAGGTATGGCCCACATCTTGACATAGGTGAAAGAATAGGTGGTTGCAGAAAATTGAGTTTTGTTTTACAATTATCAAATCATACTGACTACGAAGGTGGCAATTTAAAATTTTATTTTGGAGAGCAGCCAACGACAGCACCCAAAGAAAAAGGAAAATTGATATTTTTTCCTAGTTGGGTGTTGCATGAAGTTTCCCCGGTGATCTCGGGACGGAGATTAAGTTTAGTAGGATGGGTAGCAGGACCGAGATTTAAATAGTCGCGGCGGTAGTTTAATGGTAGAACTTCAGCCTTCCAAGCTGATCACGCGGGTTCGATTCCCGCTCGCCGCTCCAAAATTGAGATGCTCATGGACGATATTGATGTTTTAAAATTTGTACAACCACAGGATCTTTGGATTTATGATAAATTCATACTGTCTAAAAGTTTAGGCTATACATGTGGCCCTGCAGGCACTGTGCCGGATCGACCTGGTCATTATATCGTGAGACCTTGCGTAAATTTTAGGATGATGAGTCGAGGTGCCGAAATAGTTTACATCGACCACGAGAGCCAGGTACCAGATGGATTTTTCTGGTGTGAGTTATTCGCTGGCAGACATCTGACATTTGATTATAGATATGGTAAACAGATACTTGCCGTAGAAGGATTCCGGGATGATCCTCGGAGACTGGATAGGTTTTCTCGATGGAAGAAAGTCGTAGATACTTTCAATCTTCCCCCCAGCCTACAACAAGTCGCTGACAGATACGAGTGGTTGAACGTAGAAGTCATTGGCGACAATATCATTGAAGCACATTTACGCTACAACGATGATTTCAGTGATCATGACAGTGAAGAAATAGTCCCGGTCTGGAAAGAAGATTTTTATGAAAGTAGATGCGGTGACAGGATCGGATTTATTTTAAAATAACACACAAAGGAATTGGCATGTCTAAAAAACTCATACCCAGTCGTACACCAATGGTCGACATCGAACGTTGCACAGAAAATGCTGGCAACAAATATGATATGATTCTTATGGCGTCGGCTAGAGCTAGAGAAATTTCTCGGCATCACAAAGAAAGTCAATTGTCTAGCCATGCTTTACCGGTAGTAACCGCGCTGTTGGAACTACAAGAAGGTCAATACGGGCAAGAGTACCTTAACAAAGTCAAATAAATTTGCGGGTATAATTCAGGGGTAGAATGTTTCCTTGCCAAGGAAAATGCCGTCGGTTCGAATCCGACTACCCGCTCCATATTTTCGCGATTCGCGCACCAGTTATTTCTGACCGTCGTATAATGGATAATACAAGGGTCTTCTAAGCCCATAATGGAGGTTCGATTCCTTCCGGTCGGGCCAATAAATATCTATATGCATATGTTGATCGAACATTCCCCGTTTGATCATTTGGCTTCGGTCCCTTGGCCCCTAATCGATCAAGATCAACTAGATTGGGTGCAAGGAGTGGAGACGATAGAGCATTGGCTGTTGCTCAACATTGGCCCAAGATTTAGCCATTGGGCCTGGGCAGACTCCGGTTATACCCACCGAATCGGCGTGGGATTTAGATGGGATCAAGATAGATTATTGTTCGTGATGACTTGGGCTTGATCCGGCTCCGCTACCACTTTAGATCACTTTATTAGTAAAGAAAGGAGGGCACAATGCCTGGTGTATTTTTAGTCAGTGACACGCACTTTGGTCATGCAGGTGTGTGCCGCTTCACGAGAAATGACGGTGTAACAAAACTCAGACCCTGGGACGATCCCCAGGAAATGGACGAAGCCATGATCATGGCCTGGAATGACCGTGTAAGGCCCAACGACAAAGTCTATCACCTAGGCGATGTTGTTATCAATAGACGAGCATTGCAAACGCTCAGCCGCCTCAACGGTGACAAGGTCTTGATCCGTGGCAACCACGACATCTTTCGCGATGTGGAATATGGCCAATACTTCCGTGAGCTGCGTGCTTACCATGTCATGAACGGAATGATCTTGAGTCATATTCCTGTGCATGAGGCCAGCCTCGGCCGGTTTGGTGTAAACATCCACGGTCACTTACACGCCAATCGTGTGATGCGAGCACGTGGTGTTGATGCTCGAACTGGCGAAGTGTTGTACTCTAGCACAGAGATTGATCCTAGATATCACTGTGTGTGCGTGGAGCAAACGCCCAACTTCGCTCCCATCCTGTTTGAAGATGTCATAAAGAGGATCCAAGAGGAGGGTGGTATCGTTGGATTCCGCAACGGAAATGGTCCCATAGTGGATTAAAGGAAACAACTATGAAATTATGGGAAGCCACTGTGAGGCAGCCAGGCCCTGGCACCGAAGAGATAAAAGTTCGAATCGGTGCCGACTCGGCCCAAGAAGCACGTCGTAGATTGCAGGAATTGTACGGTCCGAGGTCAGTGCCTTACTTGCCACGACTAGTACCAAGTTAAGCAGATCTATTCAGGGTTAGCGGGATTAATGGCGATGCCTACCTGCTGAACCCTGAATTTTTTTTGGCTCAAGCAAAGGTAAAGAAACTCAGCAAATTCTTCGGGAGAAACTTTTTCTCCCGACCAATGCGACATTCTAGGTGTGTCTGCGGCGCAGGGTTTAAACAGCATGATTTGTGGCCAAGCATCACGATTCCAAAGAAACTCACAGGCATCGTCGAGTGCTAACTTTTCGTTACGATATCTAGGATCTCTGTTCTTGGTGTCCCAACGCATGGTAATAGAACTGCTGATATTGACTATAGTTTTCTTTTTGCCGCGCCAGCTTTCCTGTATTTTGAAAAGAAGATCGACCTGCGAGAAACCTGAGTGCGCATTATTGACAAAGACATCACAGTCTTGTATCGCCTGCACTATACGATCTTGTATGGTAGGATCGCTGATGTCCCAACCTTGGCTACGGCTAAAGTCAATTATTTGATGTCCTTGGTCTTGGAATTTCTGCCCAATAGCCTCTCCAATACCCCAGGTAGAACCGGTTATTGCTATCTTCATAGTAGTTCTTGTGGAATTTCAGTGTCAAAGCTGATTTGTAGATTTAATCTTACACCAGTGACATTTTCGGTGCTGTGTAGGACTCTTGTATTAGTGAGATACCAGACATTGGCAGGTCCTGGGACATTTTCTACTATCTCTAGAGATTGATAATCGCCACACTGAGTCGCTCGGGGACGTATCAATTCTTGGCCTTTTTCCTTCCAAAAAACCAATTCTGCTTTTTCGCCACCAGTGTCGAGATTATACATCAGTACATAGTCTCTGGTGAAATCTGTGTGTGCTCCGGTGCTGGTAGCTCCGGCAGCAAAATTTCCACCGTGACAATACATGATACTAGAGTTCTGATAGTTCTTGGTTATGTTTTCCTTGATCCAGACATCAAATGCAGACTGGAACGGTTCTTCAATCCTGCGCATGTTTCTCAGTGCAGGACCATTATAGCCTTTCCAATCATTGAGTTGTCTAGTACCCATAGTAGATGTATTATTAGATTCGGGTCGAAATCCAAAATCAACGAGATCAATGAGATTTTGTGGTGGTGCCGGGAGATCGGGCATGAGCCTACAAGTAAAAATTTTATTCATAGTGATTTGATTCCAGAAGAGTGCTGATATATTATTATTTAAGTTATGTTGACGGGGGAGCTGATCAAACTCCCCCAAATTGGCGGGCTAAATACTGTGTAGGTTATCGTTGTTCAACTTTAACAGCCAATCCAGAATTCAAGTTGAATGAATCTAGTTCGCCAGCGTCTCGAGCACGTTGGATATCTTGGATGACTTCAACGTAGTTGTAACCATCACTGCTAGAGACTGTTTTATAAAGCTGATTGTTGATATAGATGTTATATTCCATGTCATGGATCCGAAGTTTTTTTGTATTTATTGCCATAGTCAAAAACATGGCTCACAACGTTGGAAATTCCTTTTGCAAGCCATATTAAATTTCTGGAAACAGAGTTATTACAGCGATAAAACAGCTTTTTACCTCGAAATTGTCAGTTTTGTTTTTACTGTTGCTGCCAGTTTGAGCTTGGCGTGGAACGCAGCCTCACCTGATATGCGTATTGTATATCCGGGATTTTTTGTTGGATCTGTTGCCGCTGTTGTTGCTTACTACCGAAGACAACTAGCATGGCCTATGTTGTTGACAGGGTACTTTATTGCTGCTAACATACTAGGATTTACTCGAGCTATGGGTTGGTTTTGAAAGGATTTAAAGATGTTTACTTACGTGGTATTAAAAAATCTCCCGCCGGTGCCACAGCATTTTGTTGATGCTGCATTGGACCTTAAAAAGTTTGTTGACACAGATCGTCCCGAGGACAATCTTGACGATTGGTACAAAAGCCGCAAGCTCACCATTGACGGAGAACAGCATCCAGTCACTTACCAAACTCGACTGGATATCAATCAAGAGTTCTATGATTGGGTGCATGAGAACATCCACCCCGAGGGATTTGACTGCGGCGTGAGTTTCACTAACGGAAAGCTGGGCCGCCACCAGGGACCACACACGGACTTGACAAGAGATTTTACTATGCTATACTTGATCGAGCCGGGCGGGCCTAACACTGCCACTTACTTTTACGAAGAAGAAGAAAAACCCATTGTGCGCACACAGCGACAGGCAGTGTGCAACGACTTTAACAAATTGCGTGTGTTGGAACGGGTGCAGTTTCCCATCGGCCAATGGGTGATACTCAATGCCATGGTCTTACATGGTGTACAAGACATCGAGACTGTGCGTGTGAGTTTCCAAGTAAGTGTAAATAACAACATCTGGTTTGATTGAGGAGATAAGTAAAAATGTCAGGCAAAGGATCCGCTCCACGACCGTTTTCTGTCACGCAGGAACAATTTATTGAAAATTTTGATCGTATTTTTGGACCAAAAAAATCCACAGATACGCCAGAAACAGAAGTCAATAATATCGATATCAACATCAACATCGAAGATGAACTCAGCGATGTTGGCAACGGTGCAGGATTAGGTTAAGTATCAATTCATGCCCTTATAGCTCAGCTGGTAGAGCAACTGATTTGTAATCAGTAGGTCCCGTGTTCGAATCATGGTGAGGGCACCAAAAATATTTTTTACGGCTGTTTGTAAAGAAATAGTCAAACTCGGCGATTTAAACGTTGAAAAATTCCAGCACGAAATTCACAAAAGATCATCTTGGTTACTACCAGGTTGGCGATTTTAGATCTTATAGTAAATTAGAGATACTAGAAATCCGATCAATTACGAAGATTACCCACGTGGAACTTTAACAACGAAGCCTTTTCAGTGTACGACTGGAAAAAAGAACCCACGCGATCATTGAAGGAACTCTATGCTGATCGCGCTCGGCAACTCAGGCGCGATTATGACCACATTGTTATTTTCTATAGCGGAGGCATCGATTCTCAAAATATTGTTGATACATTCGTGGAAAACAAAATACCTTTTGAGGAGATTGCCACTTACAATTATCATGCATTGGATCCAAGAGAAGATAGTTTTCTTCACGGAGAGCAAACATATGTGAGTTATCCCAAGATAAAACAACTGCAGGCTCGAGGGATACAGTTTCGCCATCGCCCAATTGATCTTTCAGAAATATCTAAAGAAATACTTGTCAACAGTAAATGGGATCAACTGCGCGGATATTTTGGCAACACCAGATACGCAACTTCTCAATTGGCCAAGACCTATATACGAGAAAAGATTCCCGAATATATGAAAATCATTGAATCCGGTAAGAAACTGGTTTTTGTTTGGGGCGTCGATAAACCCTATCTTGTAAGATTAAAAGATAAAAGGATGGCCATAGAATTCAATGATCAGATCGATGTCGGACCTGGCACACGCACTCAGATGATTGATAGAGAATGGGAACATGATGAACTATTTTATTGGAGTACCGATTGTCTTGACCTGATGTGCAAGCAGGCGCATGTGGTTAAATCATTTATAGAAAAAAATCTTCCACCAGGTTTTGATCCTGCTTTGTTTTCTCGTGAATCTATTATACAAGAAAACAATCTTCTTGAATTATTGTCGGCGAATAAAATTACAACTAATTTAACTTACCGAAATCTCAGTAACTGGTTGATTTATCCAAATTTTGATTTCTCTATGTATTCGATAGGAAAACCCTCGCTAATTGTTTGCGCTCTTTACAGCCCCAGAGAAGAGTATTGGCTCAAGGACACAGTGTTCCGATCACAGACAGAAAAAACATTTGGTCATTTCAAGTCAATCGGCCGACATTGGTGGAGAGAAAAAGATCATCCTGAATCGGGGTTCTTGAAATTTACTAAAACTTATCCCTTAGAATGATCCACTCTTATTCCAAAGATCGTTTTGGTTATTACCAAGTTGGTCAATACAAAACGTACAGCAAAGTTGAAGCCATCGAGATGCATGCCAGGTCTGGTATACATCCTCATTGGAATTTCAATGATGACACC